GTATGAACGGAGGGTTTAACAATCTTATAGGAGGGCAATATGCCTAACGACCACACTCAGCAAACCTCTGAGGGTCCTGCCCGTGGTGTCAACTACATGGCCCCGCGGGGAGCACAGTCAGAGGGGGGTAATCCTGCCGGGAAACCGGGAGCATCCCCCGAGGCCTCCCCGGCGCAAAATAGCACCGGCCCAACCTCAGCGCAACAGCCTGGTCCAGAAGCGCAGGCAGCGCAAATGCAGGCCCAGCTTCAGCAGTCACAGCAGCAGCTCAATCGTATGCGGAGCCAACTTTCTGCTTCTGACCGTGCACTGAGGGACCGAGAGTCCCAATGGGCGCAAGAACGGGAAGAAATAGCAGCGACGGTAGAGCAGATGCAAATGTCTGACATGAGCGACTCTGAGCGCGTAGTTTATGAGCGCGACGTCTACCGGCAACGGGCAGAACAAGCGCAAGAACAAGCCTCAGAGATGTCTTACAGGCTGGAATATACAGATGCGATGCAGCAATGGCGTTCGTATTATCAGCAAATGGGCGTTCCTGTCGCAGAGTTGGATAACTCGTCTATCGAGAATATGCAACACTCGGCGCTAAGGTACACGAATGCTCGGATGCGGGCAATGCAAACGAGGGTGCAACAAGCCAATGTATCGCCCGGACCTAACACGCCTCCCGTGAGTACAGGCCGGATACAGCCACCAGTGGTCACCAATGCGGTGCCGCAAGGCTCGAATCCGGGACAACGTAGATGGAGTGACATTCCTTACGAGGAATGGGATTCCATGTACAAAAAGGCAGAGAGAGGGCAAATTTCGCCCGACCAACTGCCAAAATAAAAACAGAATGAGGTAAACAGATATGGCTACTCAGACACAAACTACTCTGAGTGATACAGTAAAAACCCAATATCTACGACGACTGCTGATGCGTGCAGTGCCTCGCTTGATTCATGGCCGCTGGGGAGAGCGGGCCAATGTCACTGGTTACGGATTGCTTGAATGGCGTAAGTACGCAGCCATTTCCGTAGATGATAGTGGCCCAACCGCTCTAACCGAAGGCGTGACTCCTGACAGCGATAGCACCTCTGTGACGGCCGTTACCGCTACACCTGTGTTCTATGGTTCGTACCTCCAGCACACGGACGAGCTTGAGATGACCGCGTATGACCCGATTATCTCCGAGTTCTCCAATGTGTTGGGCGAGCAGGCTGGACTTGCAGTAGACACAATTATCCGTGAAGACCTTCTAGGCTCCTCGCCGACCACGCGTTACGCCGGTTCGGCTTCGGGGCGTGGAAACGTCGATAGCACCAATGACTTGATTGATTACCCTGATTTCCTCAAGGCCGTTGCGGTCCTGATGGCAAACAGTGCTCTTCCTGTCGAAGGTGCTCGGTATGCGTGTATCCTGCATCCACATAGCTATGCGACCTTGATGCAAGTGGAGGAATTTCTTAATACGTTCCTGCACGCTTCGCCGCGTGATAATGACAACAATCCGATGAGAACAGGCTTCATTGGCACGTTCCTGAATGTAGACATCTACATTTCTGGTAATGCCCGTGAGTATGCAGATGAAGGCGACTCAAGCACTGATGACGTCTACATCGCTCTGTTTATCGGTCGTGAAGCATACGGCGTTGCTGGTATCGGTAACATTGACCCACGCGAAGTGGACGGGGCTGGAAACGACCCATTTGCCAATAACACTGGCAAGGGACGTTCCCTGGCACCAGTAGACCTAATAGTGAAGCCACTTGGCTCTGGTGGGACGGAAGACCCACTGAACCAGCGTGGCACCGTTGCATGGAAAGCGGCTCTTGATACAGTTATGTTGAATTCTAGCTGGATTATTAGCCTCGAACATGCTAACGCATTCTCGGCCGCGTAAGGGGGAATCTCATGAGCTATAGAAATACTGGAAAATGGGCAACCCTTGTCATGCATGTGGACGGAACCCTTTCCGCTGGCGATAGTCAGGCCGCATGTGTTATGCCGTTCGATGGTTACATTGAGCGTGCAACACTGTGTGTGCAGGAGAACGGTTCTGGTTCGGCTGCTAACGAAGCGATGGTTGCCAACGGTTCTAACGACCTCTGGGCGGCTGATACGCTTCAGTTGGCGCATGATGACACTAATGGTAGCACTGCCACCATTACGCGGAGCGACATGAACAGTAACGGCACGGCACTCTTTTCCGAGGCGGCTGTATTCGACCTCGACATTGACGAAGTTGCTGGAGCCGGTTCTCCCGCGAATATGACAGTCACCATTCATGTCGTAGGTAACTAGGGTTTGACTTGTTACAAAACAACTGAATAACCTTTCGGGGCGGCATCTGAGATGGTGCCGCCCTGTAAACGGATACGTATCCTAAGGAAAACATGGTTAATATCGAAACTCAGGAAGACCTAGCTGTAAGGGCCCTTAAAGACGACTCCTTCCTTGAGATGGGGGACAGCGAGGCCCTGGAGATTGCGCTGCAGCTCCAGCGTCTATTGCGGGGGCAGGACTCCCTACTAGAAAAGTTAACTAAGGTAGACAAGAATGCCGCCCGTATGTCAGATGAGATGACAAAGCTGAAGCAACGCAGTGCAGAGCTAGAGGCGTTCGCCAAGACCTTTGAGGATAACCGGGCGCAGTATATGAATGCGTGGCGGGGTAAGTCCGAGGATGTGCCAGAGGAGGTCCGGTCACAATCTATTGCCCAGGCCAATCAGTCTGTGGGCAAGATGGTGCAGTACCTTAAGGCTAATAAGAATGTAGATGACTTGCAGAAGAAGGCCTGGATGCAAAGCCAGGATATGATGAAGGTCACCAGGCCGGGGAGACCCGTAGCCACCCCGCAGGGGGTTGTAGTGGAGCCAGAGGTGGTGAGCCTAAATGGAATGCGCTACGTATTCCCTCCCAATGTGGAGGTGGAAGTGCCTAGGCCAGTGGTGGAATACCTGGAGAGCCAGGACCTTGACCGTGCAATGGCTAAGGAAAAGAAAGCACTTTTAAGTGCAGATGTTATTAAGAAGGACACTGTAGTTGCGCGGGGCATGCGGGCCATTGACGAAAAATATGGAATAAAGAGTGAGGCTGTCCCCGTAGTGTCACGGGTGTAGCGTGGCAGAGCCTACTAGTACCCGGGCGGCACTCAGACAAGAGCTCGCCCGTCGCCTCAATATGGATTTTGCCCTTCGGATTGGGGCATCCTCTACAGCAACCGATGGTGGTACCAACGAGCTTATAGACACCAACAGATTAAGACAGTCAGATGACTTTTGGAACGGGTCTTGGCTTTATATTGCCAATGATACGTCCGGGACTGACAACGACGGTGCGGTGCGCTTGATATCAGACTTCGTGAGGGATACTAGAAGTATTGCTGTTGTAGAGCCTTTCAGTGCCGCCGTTGCAAATACAGACGAATACGAGATTCATTCCCCCTGGAACGCGCTCCAGATACATGATGCTATCAATGATGCTATTGATGACGCCTTCCCGGAATTCTTTGATACGGTGGTTGATGAGACAACCATAATCCTGGAAGATACATTGGAGTATTCCCTTCCTACCACTACTACTCCCTATTATGTTCTGGGTATGTGGCTGGAGCAGGTCGAAGATAAGTTCAGAGGGACTTCAAGTCAAACTGGTTCGTCCACCACCCTGATTGATGCGAGTCAGTCCTGGGACGATGATAAGTGGAATGGTATGCAGGTAGCTATCTACGATGGCACAGGTAAGGGGCAATTCGCCACTATTACGGATACTAGCAGTAGCAATACACTCACCGTAGCGGCCTGGCTTGGTACTGGTACCACCTCACCATCGACGGATAGTAAGTATGTTATCAAGGATACCCTGACGGAGCAGCATGATTGGTATAGGATAACGGCGGCCCGGTTCGACCAGACTTATTGGCCTACTAAAGTGTATCTGACGAGTAACTACTCGAGTGCCCTAGGACGCGCATTACGTGTCCAGTATATTGCCAAGCCTGCCTCGGTGACTACAGAGGCAGGTACCACAATAGTGCCTTCTGGCTTTGTGGTGGCGAAATCGCAGGCGCTTCTTCATGGCATGCGGGTGGCGGACAGCCGGTCTGACCAGGACCGCCACCGGTACATGCACCAGTTCTGGGAGTCCCGGGCAGAGGCCTACAAGCTGCAGAACAAATGGCGAATGCCTAAAGGTACCCTGTGGATAGAGGAAGAAACAGCGGGGAACCAGGTTCCATCTGATTATCCTTTCCGCGCATCATCTTAATGGTGGGATATGGCCGACATAGGATTTGAGGGCGATGTCTTAATTGATAGCAAGCCTTACCGAATAGATATAACCTCTTACCAGCGCAGGGACATTGTTGACTTCAGTCCTCGTGCTTCCACTGCTACAGGCGCATCAATTTCATACTCGGAACTAGGGCTTTATCAGACCCTTACCCAGGAGGACTTCAGGCACGGGTTTGGGTTTTACCGTTACTCTGAAGCGGCTGGTTTCCAGCGTACTGAAGGCGATATGGATACCAGGCATCCTGGCCTGGTGATGCGTTACACCGAGGCTGCGTCATCAGACACGAACGATGCTGTTAAGAATGGTGGCGTAACTTTTGGTAGTGACTTCTATACCTGGGGTGCGGCCGTCAGGGTGTTCAGTGGTGGTTCCTGGAGCGAATCGGCCAGTGGTGCTTCTAATCAATTGGTTGTTGGTGGTACCTATATCTTTAATCTCAAGGATGGTGCTCGGGTACAAAGAAAGACCTCCGGTGGTTCCTGGGAAAACGCAGGCACGGACGGTAACCCCCCTAATGATATGAAGATGGCCACAATTCATGGTGGGAAAATGTGGTTTGCAGAGGACGAAAATAGTTTTGTTCACTTCGATAGTGAGGATGACCTGTCGAACCTAGAGGGAGATGGGAAAAGTGACGGCGCAGTGGTGGTTGTCGGGCCGGGTGGCCTGGCTATCCTCAATATGATTTCCTTTGCCAATGCTCTTTATGTGGCTCGTAAAGATGGCTTGTGGGTAATTAATCAGGATAACGAAAACAAGGCTCGCCAAATCCTGAACTTTAGTGCAGAGGCTCACGATGACAATTTCCGCTCTATGGTGGTTTTTCAGGGAGCATTATATTTCCCCATTCGGCACCGCATTTATCGCTGGACCGGGGCTACGATAGTAGATGTAACACCGCAAAGGCTCGACGACACCTTCCCGTTTTTAGTATATGGCGACTATGATAACTTCATTTCGCGGGGGAGTTATCTCTATTGTACCGCGAAGACAAGCGTAAGTTCCTATACTCAATCCATTCTGGCGTATGACGGGGTAGGTTGGCATAGGTTAATGGACCCCATTGTTGGGTCCGCCTCTGACGAAATTTCCATGATGGCGCTTGACCCAGCGAATGATTACATTTGGTTTCATCTGAACAAATCCTCGGATGCGACTTATTATATTGAGCTAGATAAGAAGAGCGAGTTTCCGAAAGCATCTTTTAATACCAGCAGCCATATATCCGGTGTAGATAATCATTATTGGTACTCCAGTATCCATGATATGGGGTTCAGAAAGGTTACTAAAAGCCTGAGGTCTATCGAGTTTGAGACCAATAATTGTGATTCCAATAATACGATTACAGTGGCGTATTCTCTGGATGGCGGCGGTTTTATTAACACTGATTTATCTGACCCCGGTGGGGGCATCGGGGTAATTAATGCGGACACCTATACGACCCTGACCTTTGATGATACGAAAGAGTTCAAGAATATACAGCTGCGCCTAGATTTCACGGCCGAGGCTGCGCAATCGCCTGTACTTAAATCTCTTAGCATGAAATATATGATGAGACCTGACACCTCTTTCGGATACGTGTTCGATGTTATTGTCAGCTCTAACTTGGAATATGGCGGTGGTGTGGATGACCGCACAGCGGCGGGAATTATGGATGACCTAGAGGCGGTGCGGGCATCTACTCAACCCGTAGCCTTTGTTAACCTTTTGGGCGAGAGTAAAAATGTGTACTTAGCTTCTATTACAGAATCTGCTCGCTCCCGGGTAGACACTAACCCTGATTTGCCAGATGTCGAACACAGAGTGCGGGTAAGTTTAGTAGAAACATGATATGGCGCAACAGTCTAGAACTATTGTTACTCCGGTTACTAAGAGCGGTACAAGGGGCTCAAAAACTGCTACCCGCTGGGTGGTCAAGGCTCCACAACCACCGTTTCGCCCACTTCAGCTGCGGGCTCGTAAAATGGTCTATCCGCCTAAGACGGGGGACCGCAAACTTATTATCCATCGCCGTGGCCCACTACGAATGGCTGTGGGAGTGGAGAATCCACAGGAACTTCGGGCAATATCTTCGGGACTGGTTGCTGGCACGCTACCAGAAAGGATTTTCTACAAGGCCTTACAGCAACGGGGAATGCGGGAGGGTATTGACTTTACGTTTCAGTCGAGCCTCCAGGGTGGTCGTCTCTTCCTGGGGGGCATGGTTGCAGACTTTATTTTGCCACAACGTTCCCTCATTATCCGTATCCAGGGCCGCAAATGGCACACCGGATTTGAGCAAGAAAGGCGTGATGACTCCCAGCGTGACATCCTGGAAGGGATGGGTTATCATGTATTGGACTTATATGATGACACCATTTTTGACGAATGGCTATTCAATGAATGGCTCAGGCGCCACATCGATGTCCACCCCAGTACGGGTGGCTTCCTTTACGACCCCGAAATGGGGGCAGATGGAGACCTTACAGTGACTGTAGCACAAGAACTAAGGGACTTAATTAGCGCTCTTGAGACTCGGCATACAGCTGACGAGGCACGAATTTCAGAACTAGAGGGTCTGGTAAATACCGTACAGGCTCATCCCCACCTCCAGGTTGGTGATACCAACATTCAAAACGTGACAGTGGAGAAAATAAGGGCAGGTAACTTGAGTGCGGATGAATACATCCAGTCCACAAACTTTGTTACGAATAGCGCGGGCTTTAAGATTAATGCTGACGGTACTGCTGAGTTTGCGCAGGTAAATGCCCGGGGCGCAATATACGCCACGTCCGGGGAAATTGCTGGATGGACGATTAACGCCAGCGATATAACCCTCAATGATGCCACTCTGGCCAGCGCCGGTTACCTTGTGCTGGGGACAGGGAACAATATCGTTAGATTGGATGCCCAAAACGCCACTTATCGGATTTGGATTGGGCACGCTACAGCCGGTTCGGCGCCATTCCGGGTGGGGAAGGATGGTGCCCTCACCGCTACCGATGCTACTCTGACTGGTTCTGTGACCGCCACGTCCGGTGCTATTGCTGGTTGGACTATCAACGCTGATAATCTTGCGAATAATAACGCCACCCTACACAGTGATGGCAACCTCACGCTTGGAAGTGGCAACGATATTGTAAAACTGGATGCCCAAGATGAAACTTATAGGCTGTGGACAGGTAATGCCACTGCCGCAAGTGCCCCCTTCCGGGTGACCAAGGTGGGTGCCGTTACCGCCACCTCTGCAACCGTTACGGGTACCATTACGGCTACCGCAGGAACTATAGGTGGCTGGACAGTTGACGGAGACACACTAACCGCCACGGGTATTATTCTGGATGCTGCCAACGAGAAGATTACGGTTGGTTCTGAGGCGCCGAACATTATTATTGATGGCGATAATAAACTAATCAAGAGCAGTAATTTTTCGGAAGGCGTGTCAGGATTTGCACTCAATGCCACTAACGGTCATGCCGAGTTCCAGAATGCCACCGTGCGGGGGCTACTAAAAACCCACGTTACGGAAACAAGTGTACAAACCTCCACCTCTGGCACGTTCATTGTGAATGACGCCTCGGATGTACTGATAGCAGAGGTGGCGGCAGATGACCTGACGATAGATGTATCCTCCAATGCTCTCAAGCGGAACGGGATGGTGTACATGTCCCCAGATGCCTCCAGAAAAGAGTGGATGCGAGTTACAAATGCTGGTAGTGCGATTACTGGTGGCTACCGGTATACCGTAACACGAGACCTCGAGAGTACCGGGGCGTTCGCATACGAAGCAGGAGAAAGCATAATCACGCGTGGTAGCGCCACTGTTGAAAGCCGACCTGCTATGTGGGGTGAGAACGTGAGTGGCGTCGAATTCACTAGAAGTACGTTCACGACGTTTGGCGGGCTGAATAGCCTTTATGGTTGGGGCACCGCGAAATGGGGCACTACGGGCGTCAATTTCGGTGGTCTATTTGATTTTACCCAAACGGAATTCAGCGATGGCAAACTCTGTCAGTTCGGGCAAAGTTCCATGGCTTTCGGCGGTACTGGATTCAGTGCTTTTGGTGGCTGGGTACAGTTAGAGGGTACGTCTTCGCAAGGTCCATACATCTCGATTGTGCGGCGCGAGGGACCAAATGCGACTGACTACACGGCTTATGGGCGCTTCGGAAAACTTACCGGGTTCCTCGACTATGCGGCAACCGATGATATTGGTATCGGGCTTGGTGAACTAGGGGATTACCTCAGTTGGGATAAACAAAACGGCCTGCGAATAGGTGCTGGTGCTGACAAGACACAGGTGACTGGTGAGTATGTGCAAATGCCTAGCCTTTCAGATGAAGAAAGGGATGCGCTTACCGCAAGTAATGGAATGTTGATTTATAATACTACTGCGTCGAAGATGCAAGCACGAGAAGCGGGCTCTTGGACGAACTTGACTTAGGAGAGAAACATGGCTGAAACTACATCACCAAATTATCCAGCAGCACTCGCCGACAG